CGCGCATCGAGACCGACCGGCTCTGGCTGCAAGAGGCACTCTCGGTCCGAGCGGTGTTCGGCTCTACAGCGTGGTAGAACTCGACAGGCTTGTCATAGTCCGAAGTGTCGTAAAGGCTGCGGATGCGTTGAGCCACGCGATTGCCGAACGTATCGACCGCCTGTTTCACCGTCATCGGGCAGAAGCGATAGAGCGCTTCAGGCACCATCGCCGTAGACATGGCGATCCAGTATTCACCGGCAGTCAGGGCATGGCACACGGCGCCAGCGGTTTGATGCTCCACCATGACGCAGGCTTCAGTGCCGAACAGCCCTTCCTCAGCATATCCAGCCTTCACCGCGCCGTAGAAGTTTGTCCCCGCGATGAAAGCATACATGCGCCGCTCGACTTCGGAGAGCCATTCGCGGACGCCTTCCCCCTCGTTCAGAGCATCATCGGCCAGTTTTAGCGTGAACCAAGGCCGTGATGCACTCGACAGGCCAGACGTCATGCCATTGGCCAGCGTGCGGAATGCCTCAATGCCGTGTGGATCAAACAGCGCCTTGTTGCGCGTGCGGCGAAGCGACACGTTCTTGTCCTTTTGCGTGGTCAGGAAGCGTGAACGAGCAGGCTGCGCAAAGCGGGCAATGTCCCGCCATTCATCCTCATAGTCCTTGCGAAGGTTGCGCATCTCGACAAGCCGCAGCTTGCAGTGCTTGCGGAGGTCCGCGTCCTTGCCGGTAATGTCAGGAGCGTCAGCCAAGGGTAGGCTTGCTGACAGCAGGCGAACCGAGCGCGCCTTGTGCCGATGTGACAAGGCCAGCCATCAGCATACGGCGGCGCTTTGTGTCGTTCATGGCACCAGCAGGAGCGCCAGCATCAGGAAGCTTTACCGCCTGCCGATCAGGGACGGACGGAATGTCAGGTGCGCCGCAGATGATTGCCTCCTATCACAAATGGACAGGAGGCGGTTTAGAGGGGGCTAGGGACCGCTTGAATCGCAGGCCATTTTATGACATTTCTTCGTTTCCAAGACCTCGGGTGCTTGGCGGTGCGAGGGTGGCCCGACTCACAACGTCCAAAATCGGGCCTACAAAGCGGTTGAATCGCTAGGAATAAGTGCTTTAGCCTTATCGAAGGCTTCACCGAATGACCAACTGCTTTCAGCCGATGCAACACCTACACCGTCAGGGTCGGTTGTGCGAAAGCAGCAATAAAACTTCCCATCACTATGCCTTGGCCCGGTCAGCGTCATAAGCATCCAGCCATCAGGGATATAGCGGAAGTCAATTTCATCCGGCAGAAACGAAGTCATCACAATTCCTCATATCGATCACGACGCACCTCAGGCGGCGCTACAGGCGGAAATGGCTTAGAGTCTACCGCATATCGTTCCATCAACGCAGGAGAGTTGCGCCTGATCCAGTGGCGATCATGGCCGAGCGCGACAAGGCCACGGCAGTAGACTTCAAAATCTGCGTCAATCATCTAACGCGACCTTGGCAAATGCCATAAGCTTCCCAAGAGTAGGTGCAGCTATGGAATAGAAACCTATTGGCGTGTCAGGATACCACTGCAACTCCCATATCTCATTGCTTGAGATGCTTTCCTCGCGGTCTGTGTCGCATTGAAATGAGAAGTCGCGGTCCGACAAATATTGTTCAACCGTCTCATAATATGCAAGATGCTGGTTGTGAGTAAGATGCAGGCTCGCCTTGTGGGCAGGTAGCAGGGCAGTAAATTCTTCAATCGAGTTCGCCATATCGGTCCCCGGTCGCTGCGTAGTTATCGGGATTGAGATAGCCAGGCACAACACGTGGCATCACAGGTTCAGCAAAGGTGCATGCCAGCGCATCACCCCAATCAGGCGAGGGCAGGCCGCGTTTTTTCATATCCTTCTTGCGCTCCAATATCACCCGCGTATCATCGGCGGCAAAGGCATAGGTCGGTCCAATCAGGTCATCGCGCAGCCGTTCCTCATCGGGGATCGTCCCACCGCGCAACCATGCCCGCATCTTGGTCCACATTTCAGCACGCTTGTTTGCCGTGCGGACCTTCACGCCCGGTTCCAGTTCAGCATCCCGGCCTTCACCGCCGAACCATACTTCCATGACCGGCGTGTCTGGTCGCAGTTGTCGCAGGCGATCCACAATCGCCGCACCAATGTTACCAGCGTCAACAAAGATTGCGTCAGGGTGCCAGCGGTCAGCCTCTAGCGCTATGTCCCCGGCCAGCGTCATACTGTCCATACTGCCCCAGCGCTTCCACGGACGCGACACGGCATCACGCCCCTGCCTGATAGCCAGAACGCTTTCGTCATCGCCAAAGCGGGCGCAGTCCACACCGAACACGACAGGATCACTTGCAAGCCCAGCAGGGACAGGACGTGCTTGCGCGCCTTCAGCCAATGCCATCGGAATGAATTGCATGGACGAGGCCGATGGGAACATGCCCCGCACACGGACCTTAGCAACGTCGCTTTCCTCGCCATAGGTGTCCACGATCTCTTGCAGGTATTTCTTATTGGTGCCTTCGACTGTGCGGCTGTCAATCTGCTTGGTGCGCCATAGGTTGCGCTGCTTGCCGAAGCATTCACGGAAAGCGCCAGTGTTGAGCGTAGGGTTTCCAAACGCCAGCCAGATAATCTCAGTGTCAGCATCGGTCAGTGCGCCAAGCGCCACTTCCCACACCTTGTCAGCAATGCCGGAAGCTTCGTCAAATATCAGGACGATACGCTTGCCTTGGTTATGCAGACCAGCGAATGCTTCCGTGTTATTATCAGACCACGTTACCAGATCGCAGCGCCACGACTTATCGCAGCCAATATTCGTTGAAACAAATGAGGTGGCATTAGACCGGAACCAATCAGCCGTGATCGACAAGCGTTGCCACTTAGCCAATTCCGGCGACGTCTTGGTAAGCAACTGGCTTTCGGTGTTCGCGGTGACGATGATGCGAGTATCGGCGCAGGTATCCAGCGCCCATTTCACCAGCATGCCAATCAAAGCCGACTTACCGATGCCGTGGCCAGACGCGCGAGCTATACGCAGAGGCTCAAACCGAGTTGCAGGGCTTTGCAGATGGTCACGGATATTTTCCATAACCTCCCGCTGCCAAGTGCGTGGCCCATCCATACCGGCAAGTTCGCCTTTACCCCACGGAAAGGCAAACCGTGCGTAATTCAGCGGGTCGGCAGCATAAGAGCCAATATGCCGCGCGATTTCCTCATCAGGATCAATGTCAATCTGCGTTGCCATGAACCCTCGCGCGCGCTTCTTCCAGAATGGTCTTACGGTCGCTTTTTACGTTGAGGTCCATATCCTGCTTTGGCTTGCCCCATCCACGATCAAGCACAGAGTTTGCCGCCGAGACGCGGGCTGCTTCGGCAGCGCCTACATTCTCCATCACCTCAATCAGGACAGCCAGCGCCTGTGCAGTGTGTTCACGCGCAAGGTCGCTAACTGACTTGCCATCGGCCAACACATGCTTCGGCCTTCCCGTCGGATTGCCGCTCTGTCCTTTTTTGAACGCCATCAGAATTGTTCCTGCATTGCTAACAACGGTTCTTATACGGCTTGCGATCAGTAGCTACCACACGCCTTGCGCCACGCGGCACATGCAACCGCTCGACATGCATCGAAGGATGGCGCGCCGTCCATTTCTCGGTTGCCACTATCTGCACACGCCTGAACCGCTGATAGCGAACCACGCGGATCAAGCCCTTCTGTTCGAGACGCTTCACCACATCGACCGAAGACGAGGCGCTTTCATAACCTACGATTTCGTTCAGATCGAGGTAGTTCGGGCACACCTGATCATTCTCAGCAGCGTCCACAAGAGCCTCATAAATCACGCGCTCCTTGAGTGTCAGCCGGTCATCCAACATTGCGTTCATAGCTTGCCCCCTTGCCAGCCTTACGTGGTCGTCCCTTCATCACAGTTCCTCCCTAAACGCGCCGCACAGCGACAACATCGAAGTCATCGGGGTCACCCTCACGCCAGAGCCAGCGGATTTGATCGCGGCTGTATTGGTGCTTCCGATCCACGAAACCCGATCTGAACTGAATTTCATACTTGCTTCCATCATCTGGTGGATTGCGCTTGCCGGATACCAATTTGAAACCCGGCGCGGGTATTGGTTCAACTGGTAGCGGCAAGGGCCTTGCTCACTTCGGCTTTCACCGCTTCAAGTTCGGCGGCGCTGACCACTTCGACAGGCGGCTTCCATTCCCGGTCATGCAGCCATGCAAGGTGTTTGGCGCGGCTCTTGGCGTATCGGCGGCGCGCTCCCGGCAACATCGCGGCGGTGCGGACTTCGGCAGGCGTCGGCAGGAATGTTGACTTGCGCACCAAGTCGGTGAACGCGGCGCGCAGATCGCAAACGGGAATGTCGTTCAGGGCCAGCCAGTAGAGTTCAATCCGTGCATTGGCTTCGGCTTCCGTGGTCTTGGCCTGCGCCGTCGCCAGCGCCAGTTTGCCAATCATGACCTCGACCTGATCTTTGCTGGCAAGTTCCGGTTCCGGTTCGGCAGCGAAGGCGCGCAGTTGCGTGGCCGTCTTAGGGCCAACAATCGGGTTGTCCCCCGACATGACCAGCGCGTTCAGCCTGTCTGGTAATGACGGCGCGAGCGTAAGGGTTCCGGGGGCCTTCGTCGTTGTGATGGCTTGGTTTTGCATCGGTCGCTCCGTTCAATTTCAACCGTGGATCGTAAATCGCGCCCCAGCCTTTCGCCGTGGCATGTTCCAGCAATCGGCCCGGTGGCCATTCGGCATCGGCGTGCTTGGAAATGTCAGCCAGAAAGGCTTTGTGGGCCGTTGCCGTGTTCGGCAGGCGCTTCCGCTTCCGGTTGGCGAGGAAGTCACCCCAAACCGATGCATCAGCCCAATCAGGTTTCGGGAATGCAGCGGGCTTATGTGTTTCGCCGTTAGGCGAAACACAGGGGGTATGAGTATTATCTATAGGGGGAGTAACGCTGCGTAACGCGTTATTCTTGTTACGCGTTGTTTTGCCCTCTTTGCGGCGATCCCGATAACGCTGTTGACGCTCTGCGTTGCCATCGCGCTTGCCTGCTTTACGGGCTTCCTCAGCAGCCGCTTCTGCAATCATTGCAGCCTTCACGGTCGCAACGATTTGCTCTGCTGTGCAGCCAGCGGAAAGCATGGCGTCCAGCACGGCGGGCGACAGGCTCATCGCGGAACCTGCGAAAACTCGACTTCAACGCGTCCAGGCTTCTCAGGAGCCAAGATTTGGTAGG